GTAACAAATGACAATATACTACTGGTGTCAACCGGGGCCATTGTAATAGCTCCGCACAGTGCCTCTATAAGTGCAGGAATAGTGGTTGAGGCTACCACGGGTGTTGTAATAATTTCGGCACAGACTGCCACAGTTCATGGTAGAGCAGAGGCTCCCGATACATCAGTAAATATTTTTAACCTTTCAGGTGTTCAGCAATTTGATTTTGGATTGCAGGTCTCAATACAGGATCAGTTTTTCTTACGTGGATCCATTCAATCAGGATTTAATTTATTTCCGGCAAACTTCTCATTTGATGTAACCATTACTTCTTCTGATGCTGTGGGTGTAGAATCGATAGACACAGACTTTGAATTAGATAAAGTTATGGAAGATACTTTTGATATAGCATAACCCGGTATTACAGAGAGGAAAAGAGATGGCAAGATGGTACCCGGCTCATAACTATACTCCCGCAGATCCCTACAGTCTGCAGGCTGTCCCAAACCCAGGAGACTACACAGACCTTGATACAGGGGATATGGCTCTTGTGTACTATGACGGTCGTCTGGATGTTTTAATATATGATTCAACAAGTTCCGCCGCTGCAAGTATACCGTTGGTTGTCACACCGGATGGCAATGCTGGTGATGGGCGATGGCTACGGACAACGTTCACATCTAATATAGTGGAATTGAGTGGCGCTGGGGATACAGATTTACACACTCATAACAGCATAATTGCTGGTGACACACAAATTGCTATAACGGATGCGGGAACTGGTGCTGTCGAATTTATTGTTGACTCAGGTACAATAATCGATCTCGCAGCCGCTGGTGTTCGACTTGGCGCAGGAGGTGCCCGGGTATCTAACATCCTGGACGAGGATGCCATGGGTACAGACAGCGACACCGCACTTGCTACACAGCAGTCAATCAAAGCGTATGTCGATACCTACGGCGGAGGTGGTGTTCTAACCCCAACAACGTACACCTCTACTGGCGCCATATCAACATCCGCCAAGTTTATTGAGCTGGATGGAACAACCGGAGCTCTGGCAATGACAATTGCCGCTCCTGTGAAGGGGCAGTCGGCAGTCATAACTTGTACTAATGCTGACAATGAGTCGACTGTAACATTAACATCCGGTGACTTTTACTTCGTTTCCTTGGGCATAGAGGGCTCCGGTAATGTAGCCACATTTAACACAGTCGGACAGACACTCACACTGTTTGCTGTAAGTACCACACGATATATTGTTATTCAAAACATTGGCCAGGTAGGGATAGAATAAAAATGAAATTACAATTTGCAAATGGCAAGATAACTATACAATCCGGAGCGGATGCGTGGGGTCCATTTAATTTCAACTTCGCCGGTGGGCTTCCGTCTGGCAGAACGATTGCATCTATCGTGGTATCCTCTTACCTCGGCAAAGTTGTTCCTGACGACTCGGATACCTTGGATGAGGAAACAGACACCACCGCAGAGTTGATCGACACAGCCTCGACAACAGTGGATTCTACGGGGTTGATTACATCGGTGTATTTTAATCGACCCACGACCGAGGCGTACATAAATCAAAAGCACTCACTGTATTTTGTATTCACTATGGACGCCGCCGGCGGCGGCGGTACACACTCAGCGTTTTTCTATGCTGTTGAGGTAGTGTAATAAAATAATGCAGCTGATCGATGGAAGGATCGAAAAGTAATGGGTCAAACACAGGACGGAAACTTTGAGTTTGAGTACACTGCGAATAACACTTTTGCTCGTGTGCACATGGACCAGAGTAAGTACATATTTATACGGGGGTCTGTTGGATCCGGTAAATCATCCGGGTGTATCCTCCACTGCTTCTTGAATGCGATGAAGCAGGCTCCTATGTTGGACGGAATACGCCGGTCACGTTATGCCGTTATTCGAGCGTCGTATCCAAACCTGAAGTCGACCACGATCGACTCCTGGATCAATGATTGGTTTGGCCCACTGATCAATATTGTTTATGATGTTCCAATTCGTGGTGAAATAATAATGCCATCCCCACTTGATGATGGCACCTCGATCGAGATGAAGCTTGTGTTCATTGCCCTGGATAGGGAGGAGGATGTTAACAAGCTCCAGTCACTGCAGGTGACTGGTGTTCATATCAATGAGGCAGCTGAGATACCCCGTGGAATATTTCAGATGCTTAAGTCTCGGTACAAGCGGTACCCAAAGAAGTTCCCGCTAAGTAGGGTACACCCTGATTTCCGAGATGAGTATAAGAAGTACGTAAACAAGTATGGAAAGATTGGCAGCATCGATCCATTTATTATTCACGACTTCAACTCAGTATCAACGGATCATTGGCTATACCAGATTGCTGAGGTTGAGATTCCAGAGAATCACTCATTTTACACACAGCCGCCGGCACTACTGATGTGCCCCAAGAACGAGGGGTTTGTTGAGGATGCTGAGCATAACTGGTACAAGTTCAACCCGGAGGCCGATAACCTCGACAACCTTGACGAGGACTATTATATAGATCAATGCCAGGGTGCTGACCCAGACTGGATCAGCATATTTGTTTTGAATAATTACGGCAACTTACGGGCAGGCAAGCCCGTATACAAAATGTATAATGACCGTATCCACTATAGTGAGGAGAAGTATGAGATAGCCAAGGGCATCCCAATTATTGTTGGACTTGACACTGGGTTGACCCCGGCCGCCGCATTCATGCAGCTAACGTCCACTGGGCAGCTTGTTGTATTTGATGAAATAGTGACAGAGGATACTTCTGTGCATGAGTTTGCTTATGATATTCTTCGCCCCCATATTAGAAACAACTACCCGGGTCATCGATTCGAGTTCATTGTTGACCCCGAGAACAAGCGTGGTCAGACAGATAAGAAGACCGCCCAGGATATTTTAAAGGCAGCCGGGTTTCCAGTGCAACTTGGGAAGACGAACAATCCAGCGCAGAGGTTCGAGTCTGTTGTTTATTTTCTGAGAAAGGTTGATGGATTTATATTAACTGGCAATACCCCTATGCTGCGACAGGGGTTTATATCTGAGTATAAATATGAGAAGGTCTCCACCACTGTGCATGGCACGAAGTGGAAAGAAAAGGCAGAGAAAAATCTTTATTCCCATGTTCATGAGGCGCTGCAGTATGGTGCCATGGAGTTTGTTGAGGGAAAGATTTTCAGAAAGAACGTGGCAAGGAACCAGACATACACTTCACCCGCAGACAGCACTGCTGGATACTAAGGATTGACTATGGATACCCCGAAAGACAACGCAGAATTTGATAGAACCTTTGACCAGATAAAGGATGAGCCTCAGTCAGATCCAAATGATCCGGACAGCAAAAAGGCTCCCTCTAACCTGGAGCCATTTCAAAGTGAGATATCTCACAAGCTCAACATGGAATGGCAGAAAGCCGAAGCGGAAAAGAGGTACGACGAGGATCGCTTCATGAGATCCCTGCGACAGTACAGGGGTATCTATGACCCAGAAATTCTCACAAAGATGCACCCAAACCGATCCCAGGCATTCATAAGACTTACCAGAACAAAGGTGAAGACCTACGATGCCAGGATGATGGATATCAAGTTTCCGGCCAATCACGATAAGGACTGGGGAATAGAGAACACACCTGTTCCTGACTTGAGTGCAGATGTTATACAGCAATTTGCCAATCAAATATTAGAGCAGACAGGAGTAATCCCCACCCCGGAAGAGGTTGAGGAGATCGTCGTAAAGTTTGCCGCTGACCAGGCAATCAACATGGAAAAGGAAATATTCGACCAGCTGACAGAGTTTGATTATCGCAGCACGATTAGAAACGTTATTCACTCCGGGCACTTATACGGTACCGGTGTTCTAAAGGGGCCTATGGTCAAGGAGGTCACAAGCAAACGTTGGCATCTTGTTGGCGGCACATGGAAGCAGCTGACACTAAAGAGATTGATTCCAACGGCACAGTTCGTGCCGGTGTGGGATGTGTATCCGGACAAGTCAGCGAAGATTCTTAAGAACGCAAGGTACTGCTGGCAGTATCATGAGTTCCCGAAGAATGAGCTTTACAAGATGTCGCTCAGGCAAGACTTTAATGGTGACGCCATACGGGCATTTATGGATGCGTATCCAGATGGTAATGCCAAGTATCGCAGCTATGAAGAGCAGCTCCGCAGCATGAGCTCAAACAATAAAAAAGACGGGGACAGTAATCCACCAAAGAAGGAAAAATATGAGGCCCATGAACGGTGGGGTTTTATGTCCATTGAGGATGCC